GCATTGCAGGACCAACCCTTAAATTTATTAAAGCCGAAGGCATTAAATCTTTCTGCTTGATCTAATTCGTACTCTATTCCTTTATCGTCGTAGAGTGCGATTTGGGCGACTTTTTCACCTTGCCATTCTTGTGAGAAGCCCTGTTGCATTTTTGATATCTGCTCTTCATTATATCCATGTACCACGTAGGAGGCGGTAGGATCGGACTGGGGCTTGAGAGTGACGTTAATACCTCTGGCGGCAAATCTTTCCAAACGTTCGTAAAGTTCTTCGAACATTTCTGGAACCATAACTTGATTGATCGTAACAAATACACCATCATTTATTAATTGAAGACACTTGTCTCCAAACTCCTGTTCTTTTGCAAACTCTGCGTGATAACTTGCAGTAATACTCCTACGCTGGAGTTTGCTTGTTGATTCTAACCATTTGTTCCACCATTTACTGCCAGGAGACAAATTAGTTGTCATATGTATACTTTGATACTCGGGTGCTGTATCACTACAGTAATGATCTATGATCTCCCCAAAGTATTTATAAGCAGTTGGCTCACCTCCACTAAAACTAAAATGGAAGTCTGTAAACCCATTTGCACGAGCTTGTGTCTTTATACTATCAAGGGTCTTTAAGTAAATTTCTAATTTTTGGTGATCTGGGGTACTAGATCTTGCGTATGGCCAGCAATATGAGCAGTTATAATTACAAAATCTAGCCAGGATCCAAGAAACCGTAAAAAGATGGCTCTTTAGGAGGGTTTTCTGGCCAAATTCAGTAATATTATGCCAGGGAATATTTGTTGTTGTTGTCATATACTAACTTACTACATTGTCTTGCACATGTCATGCATTTATCTTTACCTTGCCAAAACTCTGGCAATAATTTAAATAATACTTCTTTTGTTCCTAAAACTCCGCTACTACAATTAGGAACACCTACACGCTTAAAAACTTCTTTTGTATTTTCTACACTTAGATTTCTAAGATAATGTATAGGTAGTTTTTCTTCAATAGGTTGTTCTAAGTAATCACCACCTAACCAGCAACAAGGAAATATATCACCATAAGGGTCTACATATATACCCTTCTCAGTTACACACTTAGGATCAATAATACTTGCTTCAATTGCACTATCCCTAATATCTTTATCAACCAAATGTATTAAATTTTTATTAGGTGTTTTTTTAAATTTTGGTGTTTGTGCAGGCGATATTGTATATTCTACATTACCGTAATTATCGTGTACTTCATATTCTTGCATTTCATAAAAACGTGTAGTACTAACAAAGTTTACATTTTGTACTCCTAGTCCTAGAAGATACTTTTCTAAATCGTCAACTTCATGTTCATTATGTGCAAACACTAGACTATCGACTCTAGCATTTCCGCCTGCATCACAAAATGCTGTTAAGTTTTCAATAACCTTGTCAAAGTTTGTATTTTTACGATACAACTCGTGTTTTCCTTTGAAACCGTCAACAGCGAATATTACTTCAATGTTATGCTGTGCTAATTTTGTCCACCAAGCAGGATTTCTCATGCCACCGTTAGTATGTAATGCTAATCGAGCTGTAGGGTTGCACTCTCTAACATAAGAATAAATTTCTAAACAATCTTGTGCAAATGCAGGATCACCATAATTACCACAACTATAAAAGTTATATAACTGTGCTAAAAAAGATTTAGGAAACCATTCTTTAAATTGTCTAATACTAATATCACCATTACGAATAAATGGTCTTGTTTTGCCTCCGTGATAATTCCTTGCACACATTGGACACTGTGCCTGACACTTATCTGTAAGTTCAATATGAACTGTTTTTATATCAGGCACAGGTTGCATTAAATTGCTCCTTTAGCCAATCAAAATTGTTAATTAAATTTAGACGATCTGGGAGATTGCGATTATCATGACCGAACTGACGACCATTGCGAGCCCCAGAAATAGCGTATTCTCCAAACAATGAATCCGCTCCCATCTCGCACCAGGTGTTAAGTCTTTCTTCTGTTTCATTATCTACTTGTCCTCGTATTGTTTTTGATGATAATTTACAACACTCTCTAAAAGCACTTTTCCAAGTTGAAAATGCATCTGTATTGAATACTGTAATATTGCTTACACTATCCATAGCATTAAACTTTGGACTTATACTTGTAGTCATGTCAGTTTTTGTAACATCCATGTTTATTGTTTCTTTTACAGGAAACAATTTTATTCCTCCATACCCGTATTCCAAATTGTTTATTGGATTACGGCTACGCCATACAAACACTTGATCACGTTGCCATTTAGGAACTTGAAAATCTAAATCAAAATCGTCCAAAATTTGTGCATCGCCGTCAACAACAAAAAACATATTTGTTGTGCATAACTTTGCCGCTTCTATATGTGCTTGATGAATGCCTTTGACGCCGTGTATCCTTTTAGCTTGTGGATATCTTTTTAATAACCTAGCATAGTTTTCGTCAGCATTTGGTTCATTATAACTTATGAAAACAATGTCATATGGTTTTGGCGTCGAAGCCGTTTTATTTATTTCTTTTTTGTTTACAAAGAATTTATAATCAAATTCACGTTGTGATAATTTTTTATCTTTGTGTATTAAGAAAATACCGTCGTGGTATTTTCCATTTCTAAAAATGTGAACATTGTCCTTTTCATAATAAGGTATTTGATAATTGAAATCCCATTCTACGTTAACATCACTAGGGATAACAAAATAAAAATCAGTAGAAATCATTTGCCCTAATTTTTTATAATCTTCATATGAATTTACAACAAACTTATCATACGATCTAGGCGAACTTACTACTACATCATGTTCTTTCTTATTCGTTACAAATTTATACTTAAACTCACGTTCTCCTAGTTTTGCATATTTTGAACATAGCACTACACCATCATAATATTCACCATTTTTAAACACATGATTAATTTTTCTGTCATATTCATTATCATGGCTAAAATAATAATCATATTCAAATGTATCATCCATATGAACATGTGTAGGTATTAACCAAAACATTTCTGTCCTACATTTTTTTAATGCTTCTAAGTAATCATCGTAATCATTTGCTACAAATAAGTCATATTTACATGGACCGCTAACTACATCGTCCCATTGTTTAGCATTAACTAAAAATCTATATTCTATTTGTTTTTTGTTGAGGAGTTTGTTTTTTGAACATAAGAATACGCCATTGTATAATCTCCTGCCATTAACATCATGTACAAATGCATGATTTTCCTTTCTATCATAACTATTGTGATGACTAAAATAAAAATTGTTTATGTATGTCGAATTGTAAAACAAGTTATTTGATACCATCCAAAACATTTCTGTTGTGCTATTTTGTACAGCTGACTCATATTCTTCCCATGTATCTATATAAAATAGATCAAAAGGTTGCGGTATGCTTGCCTGTATTCCTGTTTCTTTTTTGTTTATAAAAAATCTGTGACGCCATTCTTTTGCACTAATTTTTGCACGTTTAGGAACTAGTATTATTCCATCGTAGTGTTCACCATTCAAAAAAGTATGGATATATTCTGTACTCCATTGGTCAACTTCATAATCAAAATTAAAATTATCATTAACAATTAGGTCTGGCCATACTATCCAAAACATTTTAGTCATAGCTTTGGACTGAGCATCTTCTAAAGAAACTGCACTTTTTGCTCTAGGAAATCTATGTTTCAAAAAATCCCAAGAGTTATCTGCCATTTCAGTATTATTGTTTATGAATATTATGTCATACATATCTAATTATACAGGACTTTCGTACCTCATGTCAAGAAAAAGTTGCCAAAACTTTCTACCATTATCTTTTGCAAAGAATTTTTCTTTGTTCTTATTTGCTATAGGAGTTACACTATCTTTGATTACGTTAATGTTCTTATTAGTCAAATTATGTATTTCTTTACATATTGCCTTGACTCTCTTAGGTACACTTATATAACTATCGTAATTTTGAAATGCTAAATCATGGTAGCTGAAATAACCTTCCTTATTTAAATATGTCATTGTATTCATGTCACCTAAAACTATAAACGGATGACCTTCTGCTATTTGTCTCCATATACCTGTTCCCGGCGAAAGTAGATTGATGCTATCCATATATGGATTATTTTGTGTAACACATGAATCATTAACAACTATATTAAACAAACTTTCATAAAAGTCATTTCTATCTAAATAAAAACTATCGTGCATTTTTTTATTATGTGTTTTTTTGCTTGAAAGTTTTTTTCCTAAAATATATTGCTTTTGAGAAACTTCTGCTAATCCATTTTTCATATCTAATACATCTTCAACACGATCAGGTAATTTGAATAAGGTTTCATCAAAATACCAATCTCCGTGTTTGTCTATATTTTGGTATAGTATTTCAACAATTAAACTGTAGTCCCATGGTCTTTGCATCATCGTTAATGCTGTATATAATCTGCTAGGGTTCCATTTTTCATAATCTAATTCATATTTAAAAGGCGAAGGCTTAAAGTTATAATCTAAAGGAAATAAATTTTCATAACTTTTTAATCCCTGTCTTTTCGATTTATATACTGATTGAGAATATATTTGCCACCAATCTATTCCGTACATATTAGGAATATCTAAAAATTTTTTGTATGAACAATTTACATCACTAGTTAGAACAAAAATATTATTTTTTGATATACCATATTCTACTAATTCATCTATCCTTTTTTTTAATAATCCGTAAGAATAATTATTATTACCTAATCTATTACATATAAGTAATAATTTAAATTTGCCTTTTTGTATTTTATTTTTTACTTTTTCACTAATATACTTTGTAAGTGAATTATTAATTAATTGGAACGTTTGATTAAGTTCTAAAGGATAAAATAAATTTTTTGTTGTCGTTGAACCTGTATATAGATTATATTTTACTTTACATACCTTCATTGCAGATAAAAATTCTGTGTGTCTCAATAAAGGGCTAGAACTATACTCATCATTAGCATACGGTAATCCTATAGAGGTAAAGTTACCAGCAGTCCTAATTCCGTTAGGTAAAGGCAGGCTCTTTTTGTATATTTTGTCATAGTACAAATTTATCATATATTTTATACTCTAATACGTCTTCAAAATCTTTTTCAGGTAAATTATAAGATGTTAAATCTATGTTACCAACTGGCCACCTATTAAGATTTTTATCAGGACAAACTGCCGCATGCCATTCATTAAACTCAGGACTCTGTAAAATTTCATGATTCGTTTTTTTGACATCTATCATTAAATTAGGTGTCATAAATGTGTTACCAGTTATATCAGAGTTATTAGGGTCATCGCCATCTAAAAAACACCTTATGAGATCTTTTCCTAGTATATCTTCATTAAGCCAAACATTATAGTCTGTATTTTCTTTTTTATGGTCAAACGATAAATTAGTAAGTTTGTGTTTGAACGGAGAAAAATCTACCCCTTCCATATTGTTTGCATCAGTGAATGTAATAGCAAAAATTTTACCTGGAAATTTTTCTCTTATAGGAAGCAAATTCCAAGTTTTATAGACCTCTAGTTGATGAACTGCGGCATTGATGTTATGTACTTTTACTGATAATAAATCATTATCTAAATATTTTTCAATATTTTTTTGTAGTATTTGTGAAGTGAAATCTCTATGAATAATATTCATGTGTGACTGTGAAGGTTCCTGTTTAAAATTTTCTAGTGCCTGTAGAGAATTTGACCAGTCATAATTTGTAATATGTTTAGAACAATATAAAAGAGCATCTTCTAATAAATCAATAGAAGCAGGAACTCCTTTATCACTGATTTCCTTCCAATAATAAAACCATCTGCTGCAACTAAAACTAGGCATAGTAAGACTGTTCATATAATCTAGCCATGTTTGCATAAATTCTGTATTAGCTACATCAATTACAACTTCTGTGCTTTCTGTCTTCAAACTAATTTGTGCCAACCTATTGTTCCTTCAATATATCATACCACTCTTTAAATATGTTTTCGTAACTTTGATTGCGTATAACATCTAAACGTTTGTTTTCTGTTAAGAACTGTTCAAATGCTGCTGTATTTGCTTCTTGACTTAGAAAATTATTTATATTGTCATAGAACGGCATACCAACAATTTTGTCTAGCACAGCCTGCTTGGCGTGTTGAGGTGAATTTGCTGCACTGTAGTAGTTTGGATGATGTACCATGTTATGCGAAACGTATACACCTTTGCTTCTAAAAAACTCCCAAAACTCTTTGATATAGAAAATGTTCATTATGCTTATGGTTTGTAGCACATAGCTCTTGTGTCCTAGACTGTGTAGCCAATCAAATGCTTCGATTGTTTTGTCCCATTTTGCAGGATGCCGTAAATAGGTATTGCGTTCTTCTAAACAATCAATACTTACCATAAATTCAACTTTCTCAAACTCTTTCCATAAGTCTATGTATTTGTCGTTTATGATTGTTGCGTTTGTACTGTACACTAGTGTAATTTTATTAGCCAAGTCTTTGGCAATTAAAAACTCTAAGAAACGCATATGCTTGTCTACAAGCAAAGGTTCTCCGCCATTTATATAAACTTTGCGGGTGTTATTACAGTGTTCTGCTAGGCTTGCCCAAAAGCGTTCATCTAAGGGCCAATCAAACATGCTCTGTGGCATGTCAAATTTACGTTCGTTTAGTTTCTCCCAATCACGTATCCACTTACTACTGCTTTGCGGATTACACGAACGACATGCTAGGTTGCATATGTTGCCTAGTCGCAGTTCAATAAATTCAAAATTAACTTCTGTTAGTGTTCCGTCTGCGTCTGTGATGTATCTTGCATCTTGTACATTAAAATCCAACAGGTTGCTGTCTCTTATACGTTTGCTTTCATTACCTAGTGCTTCTAGTTTGTAACACTTTGCACAAGGTGCTGGCTGTTTACCTTCCAACATGTCCTTGCGAACTTGCTTAAACAAGTCGGAATTCATAATTTTTACAAAGTCATATTCTGTGTTATGTAGTGTAACAAAATCACGTGGCAAGTTTTGTGATTCGCTTGCACGATTAGTCATATCGCTTTCGCAACAGAGTGTAACACTACCATGTGGGTGTGTTGCTAGGTGTGTCCACGGTAAAGGGCAAAATGTTTTACTCAATGCTGTCCCACCATTCCTTGCCTGCGTCACTTAGCGTGTCTCTAAACGTAACGTCTTGCGTTCTAATACTTTCAACAAACAATATATTCTTCTTACCTCTACGCCAACCGTCTGCATAGTTAATGTATTCTTCTTCAAACGTAGGACGCTCAAGCATATTTTCAAGTGTTTCTTGATACACACGAGTTTTGTGTGTTACTCTTGGCTTGATATAGTCTAGTAGTTTGTGTATTTGTTCATCTAATACGTGTCTTGGCAAACACATAGGACTCATTAGCACACTAGGATCAAATGCAAAGGTAATTTTAAAGTAACTTTTTACATCTAGCTCTGTAACTACATCAAACATACGTTGTAAATCAAAAAGTCCTGGTGTTGTCAGTGTTACATCAAACACCATTGCATCATTGCCGTACTTGTCAATAAGGAACATGCCGTCTTTGAAGTTTTGTAACCATTCGTCCCACTTGAGTCCTGTTCTAATGTACTCGCCGACAGCACCTACACCGTCTATGCTGGCACAAATGTTGACACGTTTGAAATTATCCAACATTTCATACAGTTTATAGTCCTTGTAGTGCGTTCTACTCAAGTTTGTATTGTAGCGTACAACTACATCTTGACTTTTTCCTTCGTCAACTAGCTGTTGCATAATACGCCAATGGATGTCATACATCAAAGGCTCACCGCCTACCCAGTATAACTCCTCTACAATGCCTTTGTCAACTGCTGCTTGTAGTTCTGTTTCAAGAACTTCCTTTTGAAACGTTGCAATCTTCTTACGTGTGTCAGGTTGCATCCATTTTTCACGCTCGTAGTTGACTACATTGTGTTTAATCTTTTCTGTTTCCCAACTGGAACTTAGTTGCTCACCGCACATACGACATTTAAAATTGCATAAGTTTGAAATACGATAGTCATAACTAATAGGTTGCATAGTTGTGTAGCCATCTTCTCGTGTACTAGCAATTATTTCATCTACTTTGTGTGGGAAAAGGTTATTTGTAAAATAGTTTTTATATGTATGCAAGTTTAATATTTGATTATTACACACATCGCACTGGCTAATCTTTTCTCCTGCAAGAATACGCTTGCGAATATCTTTCATGTATTCACTGTTCCAGTGTTCTTTTAGACTCACTGGTGCAAATTCTGCATTATTTTTGTCGCCTGAGTCTATGTATTGCTTTTGAAAGCTGGCATCCTCTCTACTTGCACAACAAAGCCTACGTTCTCCCTGTGGGCTAACGTATGTATGTGTCCATGGTGCTGTACAAAAATATGGTCCAACTTTTTTAGTCATATGCTGCCAACGGTTCGTCTATATTTTTATTATCAGGTTTTAATATCCAACCTTCTTTATCGGCAAGTTCCATAATGCTTGCATCTGTATCTGGAATACTTTCTACCCAATCTGTTAAGATTTTTGGAAAAACATAAATGCTTTTGTTTCTACGCACATCATATTGTGCATAAAATGTTTTAAAATCTCGCCAAAGTGTAACTGGATTACTTGTACGCCTATGTGGAGCATCTACAGTAACCAGATAATCAATTAATCTTTCAATACTTGCACGTTCAAACTCATGCCATCCCGGCTTGTGTTTATTTTCTTCCCACCAAGTGCTTAATTTTTCATGACAATAATCTTTAATATGATTAGGTAATGCTAGTGGCGATTGAAAACTTGGAAAACGCAATAAATTTAAACTGACAGTAGGTGTTCTACTTTGGGTAAGTTCTTTTAGTTTATACACTTCATCTAAGAATTCTGTAATACTAAACAAGCAAAGACTGTTAATTGTCATCATAATGTGTACGCCTTTAGTATTTGCTTCAGTAAGAATACGCTTAATATTAGTTAGCCACTGTTCATAAACTAATCCATCACGAATGTACTCTGCTTGTGCGCCTACTGCTTCGCAACTTGTGTATAATTCAAAGTGATTCATACCTTGTGTTTTAGCAATTAGTTTGTCTACAATATCTTTTTTAGCAATTAAGTTACTATTAATAGCAAAACGCATATTTGAGTCTTGTGCTTCAAACCAATCAAACAGTTTCCAAGTATTTCCACTCATCAAAGGCTCGCCACCTGTAATGCGTAGTTCTTCTAAACTTTCACTAAGTCCATTATCCCACCATTTCCAAAATGCTTGTATGTAAGGGTTGTCTTCATCATCTTTATATGGTTGTGTCCAACTGCCGTCTTGACGGAATGCTCCTGCGCCATCGCTTACAAGATTTGTGTACTCACCGTGTTTCTTAATGTCCTTAGCCCATGTAGTTGAGAACGAAGCATTGCAGTATGAACAAGCGAGATTACAAGTCCGATCAAAAGCAATCTCAAACGTTTTAAGATTAACGCTTTCGTTATGGTCCATTTCATATGCACGTTGTAGTTCTTCGTCTGAGTAGATAATGCTTTTGAAAGTTCTATCACTTACAGCATCTTTACCCATGTCCTCCATTTTCCAACAGTATTCACACTCGCGAGGACGTTCACCATTTTGCATCATGCGGCGCATCTCTTTTTTATGCTTAGTATTATGAATAGCAGTAAAATCTTCTTCAACTTCTACGACTGGAATTTTGTGTGCAGGCGGGTGATGGCAACTTGCTGTTGTTCCACTGCCTAGCCAAGTAGTTGCATTAAACCACTTTGCTCCACAAAAACTTTTACTTTTACTATCTAATACCCTGTCACGATATTGCTGTAATGTTTCATCAGGTTTTTTCGCCATTCCATTCCTCTAACAAGTGTGCATATTGAGGAAATGTT